CACAGTCGTTCACATTCAACGATCAACTCGCAATTGTTGCGATTGTAGAAAGTTGTTTGGTTGCCGGCGCAGAGCACCGACAGCGGGCCATTTCCACCTAGGCTCAATACGTCTTTAGGGATCTGTCCGACACTGACTTTTAGGATCGGATTGGCATAATCCGAGCTACCTTGATATAGGAAAGACATTCTCTCAATCGTCGCATAGGGTTTTCGTGCTGCATTGTCATCGGAAAAGCCCACGTGGTTTGCTTTGAAGCGCATCGTAAAATCAATGATAGCTTTTCCGTCCGACCCAGTGAAACCCAATCGTCGCAACGCGGCATCAATTGTTTCATTAGCCACGCCGTAGTTTTCACTCGTGCGAAAAATGCCCCAAAAGTAAGTGGCGATCCCGTATGGTTCATATCTCAACAGCGTAAAATTGGCCACACAACGCAAGACGCCATTCGCTGAACTAAGTCCGGTGACTGGAAGCGGGGTATTAGTGACGCGCACATCCACAGCACCGGTTGGTCGGTCAAAACGCACGGGTAACTTTGCTGCTGTTGTCGAAATTGACACGAATGGATTCGAGTTCGTGCCCACGAGCGTGACGTCGGCTGTTTGTTTGATGGCCTTTTGGACATCAACTGGCAGTTGGGTTGTGCACGCGATGATACGCACGTCGCTAGTCGTCGCGCTCGTACCCCCAGTCACTTCGAGAGCGCTATTGTTGTTCGTTATCTTCCAAGCAGAAGTTTCGCCTTCTTTGACGGCCAACACGGCAAGTTCTTTTAAAATATCGAAGATCTTTTCACCTGGATTTTCATCAACAATCACGTGTTGCGGCTCCTTAAAATACGTCGGTTGCTCACTTGCGAAAGTTATTGGTTGGACTGGCTGAGGCGACGCGAATGTGATTGGTTGGACGGGCTGTGCACCATTGAAATCGACAAGGCAAGCTAATTTGTTGTTTGCATTAACGGGCTCAAAGCCCGCGAAAGCCGGCGTGGACGGAATATTCATATTTGCCGCTGACATATTTGCTTCCACCGTTGCCATTATGGTAGCGTTGACGCTTTCTACCCACTTGCCGAATTCAGCCTCACTACTGAAATTTGGTGGTGCGACTTCAATCTTAATCAACCGTGCTGAATCAATCAACTGTTTCGCCATGGCGCCGTATTTAGTTTTGATAGATGAAAAATCAAATCTCAAGATTTCCGGTATGAAATTGCGGATTAAGCGATGGTAAACATGTGTGTAAAGATAGCCCATACTAGCCACTTCCGGGATATCTTTTATTTTGCAATCGCGGATATTTTCGAAAAACCCGACTGTAAGAAAGATTGCGTGCGTCGCGGCGCTAGCGAAGTTGTGGCCAGTGTAGAAATCAATACCGACTGCAATGGCTGACAGGATAACGTGTGTGATGTTGTCGGCTTGTGTTGCGCAACGAAGAAAGCTGAAAAGTTTAAACCAAAGACCCGGCACACGCACAAAGAGGGCATTCTGAGAAATGTGGTGTATGACCCTCAGCAAGAAATGTTGTCTTTTCGCGCCAAGCAACATAAACGTCGAGTAGAGATCGGCCGTGTTGTTTATGCCTTGCATTCGATCGCGCACGAACCCGAAAAAGTGTGAAAACGCAACCGGATGTAAGCTCGTCCACCTTATGACGAGAGATCTTGCGCATTCTTCAAAAAAAGGACCGATCACAGCTATTTCGAAATCGGAAAAGTTCTCGCGACAAACGGGGGCAAAAGCAGCATTAGCCCTCCCAGCTGCCTCGGAAACTAAATTATCTTGTCTGGCGGCCTCGTAGTCAAAATCATCATGCTCAGCATCGGCACCATTATCCACCTCAAGATCATCGTCATCTGACGTCAATTCTTCATCTTCAGCGACTTGTTCCGCTTTCTTTTTCCCAGGTTGATCTTCAACGCAAGTCACTGACCCGAGGTCGAGGTCGATTTCCCAATAACGCCCAATGCGTCCTTTGTCATTTTCATGAAGGATTTGTCTGTTTTGGCTGATTGTGAAATTAACGCCGGCCCGTTTGAGCATGTCAGCCAATTGAACAGCACTACGTATTTGTCTTTGTTTTTGGGTTATAGTTTCAAAAGCCTCCGAAAGAACTCGGGTGTCGCGTCCAGCTAATTCATTGTCGACACTTGGGTAAGGATTTGGGATTCGGCGCGCCTCAAGATCACCTACAGCTAACGCCCAATTGGTGATAAATTGTTGTAACGTCGTCGCCTGCGGGTGTTCATAACTCAGGAGATAAAACTCCGATGAGTATCGATTGCTGCGGCGCGGTTTCAGAATACAGGCACGCTCGCCGAGGGCCAAGGCTAAATTGTCGTCAAGATGATTAATTTTAATGGCGATTGGTTTTTCGTCATTGGCGGCCCCGAACCATTCAAGCGCGACGTTCGTTGGCAAGTTCTGAATATCACTAAAGTAATAGTCAGCCTCGGGAAGTGTCGTCAAGGTTGCTGCGTCAACTTGGCGCAAATCGATTTTGGGATTCATATATCGCATCTTAACGCTCCCCGGATATTCATGTGGGGCATTGATTGCGATGACTCGATTGATGCCTGGATATTCACAGAAGACTTGTGTGCAACCGCCAGGTCCACAACCTATGTCACAGACAGTTACAGCATTTCCCTCCAATGCAAACAATTCTTCTTGTTCTTCGGTTAGGCAATCCAAAAGTTTATAGGCAGCGCCACTCTCGTACTTTTTAACGCCACGGAAATCTGCAAAGATTTTAGTGCAGTTAGGGTCAGCTTTAAGGCAATTGTTGACTCGCGCCTCAGTCGCTTCATAGTAATCGACGATGCCAATGGCCGCCTCGAGCGCCGCATTGCCAACGACATCTTCTTCTTCGACATTCAACGCTTGGTTGATGTTCGCGTCGCCTTGATTTGACTCTTCATCTTCATCATCGTATGCGACAGGTTCGAGTGCGGCGTCATCTTGTTTTGGTCGGACTTTGTTGATCAGCCAGGTTAGCCACCAAAGTTTCGTCGCGAAACGCGAACGACGAATGCGTGCGTCAACGGCGTCGAGCAACCTCAGCCAAAAGGGGCGGATAACAGCCTCAGCCGCGCGTACGATTCGTTCTTTTAAGGTAAATCGCCAACCGTCGTCAACGACGTAATTGTATTCTTCAACTGGGCGCACGACTCGGTCTATCATCCTGAGATCCTCGATGACGCGTCCCGCGGATTCGTTGTCCATGATGATATGCGATTGGTCACCACCGTCAGCTGCGTTCTCAATCGGGAGGAAGTGCATGCGTTTGATCCGTCGACGCAATTCATTGTAATATATCGAAGTATAACGCCTTTGCGCGAACGTAGCGAGCGCGTCGAGAATGAGTCCGACTTTCGCGTGCGCTTCTTGTGCGGCGACATTCGGCATGTAGTAGCTGGCGTTCGCACGAATGGTTTTAACTCGATCATCTTCAGTACGAATTGTGCTTAATCGATCGAAGACAGCGTTCTGGTATTCGGCGACGTTGTGATATAATGAAAGCATGCCGGCTTGACGGGCATTCCTCAACTCAGGATAATCGGCGAAGTAATTTTCGCGTTGCGCGGCGCTAACGTCTGAGCCGAGACTAAAACGTCGTCCAATCACCTTAGCGGCGAGGCGGAAAATATCAGGGCGCAGGCTATAATCTTGAATGATATATCCGATGAAATCACCAATGTCACCTTCTTTCACCTTCAATTCAGCTCCAAGCGCTGCTTTCATCATCCGCAAGCCTTGCTTATCGAAGCGTG